AAAGAAAATTGTCATCTAATGAATCAAACTCTGCATCTAGTATAGTAGCGTCAGTTTCATATTCAGGTTGGTGATTAATATCCATCTTTTTACCAATAGCAGTTCTAGTCATAGAGTTTAATTCATTAGATGACAATTTTCTTTTGTATGGTTCTCCCTCTGATCTGTGATCAGTGATAGCTTCACCTGCTGCTCTTATCAGATAGAGTCTTCCGTTTGCTTCTTCGGATAATTCTTTAGCTTTTATAATATAATCATCAGTAAGCCATCCAAATTCTGAGCGAAGCTCACTCATTGCTTCTTGTAAATTTTTTCTTTTAATCAAAAGAGGTCTTGATGGGATATCTAGATTCATTTCAGGAATTGTAACATTCAAGCAAGAGCAAAGCTCTTTCATTGGATTTGTTGCCCTTGTTCTATCTGAAAGAGTGCCATCTTTTTTTACAGTGTGAAGAGTTCCATCGTTTGCAGCTTTGTTTATGTGACTTTCAATTCCATGAATTTCTGACTCTTCTTTTCTTGTGAGAGAATCAGGGGCTTTCTTATAATTTTGTATAACTTTCCAAGTACATTTACAGTTTGGATGAGTTGTTGTATATCCTAAATTTTCACTAGGAATTACAGGTCTGTTGTACGTTTCTAAAAGATTGAATCTCTTTCCGTTATATGGAGCACATTCATCATCTGAATCATGTCCATGATATTCATACTGTGCAAATATCTCAAGTGGTGAGGTTGGAGGTTCTCCGTCTATACCAGAGTCCTCATAATTTTTTAAGAGTGCATTAATTCCCAGTATACCTCCCAACAATAATGCCCATTTGCCAAGAAGTTTTTTCAAGTCTGTTGGCTTTTTTGCTTCTGCTAATGGATTAATTCCACTTGGAGGAATTATAATGTCTGGAACTTTTAATGGATACATTTGTGATTGTTCAACAGGATATTGCCATTCAGGAATTGCCTTTTCTACAGTAAAACCATGCTCTCCATGCATTGATGGTTCTGAATTTATTTTTGATGCAGTAGCTGACCAATTAGTATCATCTCCAGGATAAGGAGAATTCAAAACATTATACGTATTAGATAGATTTCCTAAACTGTTTGGATCAGGAGTTGGATTGCTAGGATAAGAATCACCTATTCCATAAGGAGATTTATTTGGAGTAGGATATGGTTCTACATTTTTTGGAAGACCTGTAAAGTCAGTTAATGGGACTCCAGTGTCAGGAACAATAAATGGATCAACACGTCCTGCTAAATCATATCCAGTTACGGGTCCAGGCCATTGCATTGCGTAAGGAGGTTCTCTCTGAGAAAAGTATTCAATGACTGCTCGATGTACTTCCTCTTCAGGAATTCCTCTTGAAAGTAGTTCATGTTCCATCTGAAGTGCCTTTTGTGTAAGCTCACCAGATGTTGTTTCAACCATAAATCCTGGTTTGTAGTTTACTTTTAGTTTATTATGAGTTGGATTAACTTCTGTATCAATTGGTTGTGGATGTCCATATTCGTGTAAATCACAAGTATCTTTTGCTTTTATCTGGCCTTTAACTAATTGACAAAGACCACCTGCTACAAAATGTTTGCAGTTACCACATAAGGCTGATCTAGATTCTGGGTTCTTTGACATTTCGCCTCAACTGAGCATCAAAAATATCCTTCCACAAAAATGAATCTGTGTTTAGTCTTGGACCACCCATTCCTTTAGTAGTTTTTCTGTTGTCTGGTTTATTGGAACCAACTTTATCTGGAGGATTAAAAAATGGCACCTGTCGGTTTTCATTTACTTTTTCTCTAATTTTGCCTTTAGTTGTTTCACCATATTTTGCCTTTATAGAACCACAGATTTTTTTGGCAGATTCATCTGATGAACCATCCTTTTTCTGATCAGAGATGCATTGTCCCCAAGGATAGTTTTTTTCACGTACTGCTTCTTTGTGTGGTTTTTCACCAGTACTATCTACACAAATTGCCCATGCAGAATCTTTTGATTTGCCTTGTGCTTTGACATCACGTACGCATCTCTCTAATTTTTCAGGCACAGTAAAAATTACGATATTACGTTAAAGGTATTATGATTTTTGTAATAAATAATTATTACATATTATTATAATTTATTAAAACTCTATCATTATCTTTAATAATTACATGATTTTTATTATTATGTGAGAATTATATTATATGTATGTAGTTTAGTTCTGTTAATCGGAATATCGTTTTTCTCATTTAGTCTTGCTTTTGCCACGCATATAGAGATAACTGCAACAGATGCGGAGACTGATGGGGTTAATGGGTTTACAGAGTTGGAGGGGGCTGCTAATGTTGCAACCTTTACTGTTAATGATATTCCCTATGCAATAGTTGCAAGTTATACTGATGACGGTGTTCAGGTAATTAATCTGAGTGATCCTGAAAACATAACAGCTGAAGATGCTGCAAGTGACGGGGATGCTGATGGTTCTGGTGGTTTTTTTACAGAGCTTAATGGAGCTAATGATGTTGCAATATTTACTGTTAGTAATGTCCCTTATGCAATAGTTACAGCTTATGATGATAACGGTGTTCAGATAATTAATCTAAGTGACCCTGAAAACATAACGGCAGCAGATGCTGAGACTGATGAAGCTAATGGGTTTACAGTGTTGAATCGGGCTACTGATGTTGCAATCTTTACTGTTAGTAATGTCCCTTATGCAATAGTTACAGGTTATGATGATAACGGAGTTCAGATAATTAATCTCAGTGATCCTACCAACATAACGGCAGCAGATGCTGAGACTGATGAAGCTAATGGGTTTACAGTGTTGAATCGGGCTACTGATGTTGCAACCTTTACTGTTAGTAGTGTCCCTTATGCAATAGTTGTATCTGAAGCTGATAACGGAGTTCAGATAATTAATCTCAGTGATCCTACCAACATAACGGCAGCAGATGCTGAGACTGATGAAGCTAATGGGTTTACAGCATTGGCTGGGGTTGGCGGTGTTGAAGTCTTTACTGTTAGTGATATTTCTTATGCGATAGTTTTAGCTATTGATGATGATGCTGTTCAGATAATTAATCTAAGTGACCCTACAAACATAACGGCAGCAGATGCTGCAAGTGATGAAGCTAATGGGTTTACAGCATTGGATAATGCGGGTGGTGTTGGAACCTTTACTGTTAGTAATATTCTTTATGCGTTAGTTGTATCTTCTACTAGTGATTCTGCCCAGATAATTAATCTCAGTGACCCTACCAACATAACGGCAGGAGATGTTGAAACTGATGGATTTAATGGATTTACCGAGTTGGATGGAGCTAATGATGTTGCAATCTTTACTTCTAATAATATCCCTTATGCGATAGTTGCATCTAAGCTTGATGACGGTGTGCAGATAATTAATCTAAGTGACCCTACAAACATAACGGCAGCAGGTGCAGCCACTGAGGGAGGTGAGTTTACCGAGTTGGATGGAGCTTATAGTACTGCAACCTTTACTGTTAGTAATAGTCTTTATGCGATAATTTCATCTGAGATTGATAGTGGTGTTCAGATAATTAGTCTGCCCATCCATACTACATCTCAGACTGTAAATGATAGAATTGAAATTGATAATGATAGCGGCGGTGTGGGCTCAGTTATTGATGCAGGCGATAATTTTGGATACCATATTGAAAATATTGGTGATTTAGATAGTGATGGTGTTGTAGACTTGGCAGTAGTAAGTTTTGCAGATGATGTTCCTTTATTGGAATCAGATATTGGATCTATTCTAATTTTGTTTATGAATGCTGATGGTAGTGTAAAAAGTACAAACAAAATCAACATGGATGATACTGTAGATGGATTAGGTGGCAGTAATGCTGGTAATCAAATTTGTATTGATGGGGATGGTACGCATACGGATACTTTTGGGTTAGAACAGATTGAATTTGTAGGGGATTTAGATGGTGACGGAAGACCGACATTGGCTATAGGAATGCCTGAAAATATTCATGATGGTGTAACTAATACTGGTGCAATATACATGGTAGAACTATTGTCTACTGGAAAAGTAGATACTTGTTTGAGAATCGTATCAACAGGGAATGGAATAGGGGATAATGGTTTCACTCCTGCTAATTCAGTTTACAATGTAGCTGGAAGTGGCAATGATGCAGAACTTGGAAGAATATTGATTGCAACTGATGTTAATGGAGATGGACAAAACGAATTGATTGCAGGTGCTGTAAGTGTAGGATCCAATACAAATGACATGTGGACATTATTTTTAACAACAACTGGTGCAGTTGATAGTTTTGTACGGATTACAGCTGCCGAAATTGGAATTGATGCTGGAGATGTTCTAAATGACGGTTCAGTATTTGGAGGGGAAACTAAAATTCTCCTAGGTGATCAGAATGGTGGTAATGGGGGCGGTTCTATTCACATTGTTACATTAACTTCTAGTGGTGCTTTTTCATCAGTAACTGAGATTGCAGGTTATCAAATTCCAGGCATTGCAAATGATGAGCGTTTTGGTTCAGGTGTTGCGTTTCTTGGAGATATGGACGCGGATGGTATTGGGGATATTCTCGTAGGTAATCATGCAGGAGATGATACTAATAGTCTCTCTGGTGAGGCACATATTTTATTTTTGAATTCAGATGACACACTAAAAGAATCTCAAAAGATTTCAAACGAATCAGAGAACACAAGAACAGGCTCTGCACCTTTTGCAGCAAGTGATTTGTTTGGTCAAGGAATGGAATTGTGGATTGATTCTGGAGGCAATGCAGTAATTGCAATTTCTGCCCATCAAGACGATACAGGATCAGAATCTAATTCGGGGGCCATACATTTGTTTTACATTACAAGATCAACTATAGAAATAATCAGCAGTAAAGGTGGTGGATGCTCGGATTGTACTCCACCAACCTTTGGGAAAAATAAAAATGACAGACTACTAGTGAGTGAAGGATTTATTTTCAATGGTAATGCCATAGATGTTACTGATTTTCATACAAAATTTGATTTAATTACAGTAATTACAAATCAAACAAATATTGTAACTGTTAAAATTTATGAGAATAATGGTGTTAATAATATCCGACTTGCACAATTTGGAATGGGAATGCCAGAAGTTGGAAGTCCTCTCAATGATGCACAAACACTTGTGGAGATATGGATAGTTGGTGCAGAAATTGAAAAGATTGAAAAAGACAAAAACAAAAACAATAACAAAAACAATAAGATTAGTCTTATAGATATTCTAAATGCAACAACTGGTATCGTGGACTGCGGATACGTTGGTAAAGATAATTGTCTTCAAGTAACTCTCGAATATGTTTATCGGGATCAGCCAAAATATAACATAATGGCAATTAATGCAATGGACAATAGCAGAAATGCTCAAACAAATTACTTGAATGATGGTATTTTAGTTATTGGAGAATCTCTCAATGAACCATTAGAACAAAATGTTTCAGTATCAAATGCTGGAGCACATTATCCACAAAACAGAGGAACTACACTATTGACATTAGTTGATTATAAAACAGACATGTGGCAAGACGGATATGGTTACATGTGGAGTGCTAATAACTATGGACCTTATCTCGTAGATAAAGTTCCAATTCCCAAAAAAGTGCAAGATAAATTTTCTAAATGGAGTGGATACAATGATAGGTATCATTCAGAATTTAAAAACTATGTAGAACTTCAAAGTAAAAAAGCAGAAAAACTATCTTCTGAAATCTATCCAACATATGATCAGTACAATGATGATTTTTTCACCCAGAAAGTAATTGAATCTGATTTCACATATGGGTGTTATAGTGGTACTAAATCTGTAAGAGAGAGTTGTGTGTTTGAAGATACAATGACCTATGAAATTCAAAGAGCAGAACTAATTACTTTGGATTATTCCAACTGGAAAAATTAATCCCACATGTGTTTTATTTGATATTTGTATCCTTTTTTGATATGCCATTTTGGAGTGTATTCTTCAAATAGATATGGTTCCCAAGAACTAAATTGAAAATCAGTTATCCAAGTAGTAATACCATCAGTACTTGTAGTATTATTATTCCATGTGTAGGCTCCAATAGTTTCTAAACTATTCATAGTTTCGTCCATAATTCCAGTCCTGTGATTGGTTTGATCTTCTATAGTTAGTCGGAACAAAGGGATTACCTCTGATATTTTGAGCCATTGAATCATAAATTGGATTATCCATTGGAGGACTTCCTACATTTTGATTGTTAAAATGCGGATAAACTTCTCCTCCTCCCATATCACCAGGATATGGATAACCAAGATCTTGATTTGGTTGTTGTACTTTATTCATTGCAAGTTGTCCTGTAGGATCATCATACTGATCCATTATAGTCACAAGATAGTCCTCATCAATTGGCAATCCTGCTTGCTCAAATAATTTGAGTATCTGGCGTGGGTCTTTTGGTACTGGTGATTGCAAGTACAATTCTATTAGTTTAATCATGTCAGATACTGCAACATCTCGTTTTTCTACTTGACCAAAGTTCAAATCAAATCCTGCTTTTTCCCAAGGGAAAGGAAGCATACCACCCATAAACTGTGCAGTAAATAATGGATTAGCCTCATACCAAGGTCTGAATAATTTATCTTCAAGTTGTCTTCTAACGGAAATTGGAAATGCAGTTAGTCCTACTTCATCTAAGATTGCGGCGCGTTCTGCATTTGCATAGCTGTGAGTTGATTCACCTGCTTGCTTTCCTCTAAAGTCATTGAGTGCCTTGAATAATGAACCTTGTGTGATATCTGCAAATTGTTCTGCATTAAAATTTCTACCTTGAGAGCCAAGTTCTTTTACCTCAAGGTTTGTTCCAGATACTATATCTTGTCCTATTTGAGCATTCTCTATGCTTGCTTGCAATACTGCTCTTTGATCAGCAGATGCGCCATCTGCAATCCATACATTTCTTGTAATGTATCTTTGTTCTGCCATCTGCATTGTAAACTGTGTTGCATATTTTCTATCAAGCATTGATGGTAATAGTACATCAACTGAATCCTCACCTGATAACGGCATGCTAAATTCTCTTGTAGATGTAGCTGATACTCCAAAGCCAGTACCAAATACAGATGCATTAATTGGATTCCATTTGAAATGAATTATCTCACCTGGATTATGATATCCTTGATATTCTGCTCCACGAAATTCATACTTATAGGGAATCCTCTGACGATCCCACCAAATTCTTACAAATGAAGAAATTGGAATGTGCATAAGATCATCAGCAGTTCTTAGATTAGCAATACCTCTTCGTGGCTTCCAAATAGAATTTCCATACCAAAGTAATTCTTTAACTAAAATTGTATCAAATGTATCTAGTTCCATATTCTTTGTAAATCGCGCCATATATTCTTGGAAATCTACATTTGAACCTTTGACGAAATGTTGACCTCCTGTAACTTTGGAGGACAAGTCATTGATTGCAAGTTGTACATCTTCATCTCTTTGTAGAGCTTCTGCTTGTGTTCTGAAGTTAACCGTTGGTAAATCGAACGTGCGCGACGTATACCCCTCACGTGAATAAGCTCCTATTGTACTAATTTCAGGACCCCATACTGGTTGTGATAAGCCTGGTACCATTTCTGATAACAATGAACTATTCATTGTATTTTTTAGGAGGTTCAGATTCACCGACTTGCCATGATGTCTCGATGTGGTATCTTCAGGAGAAAGAATCTTAGCTAAACCGTTTCGTAATCTGGTACCAAAGCCCATGAGAAAAAACTGTCTCATTCATTAAAGGTATTTAGACAAAGGGTGAACCAAAAGTTGACCTGTATTGATTTTCTTCATAAACTTCTATTCTATTGTTTTTTGTGTTTGCGACTAGAGTATAATTTGCCGTGTCAACAAATCCAATTGCTGAGTTTGGTTGATACATATCACCTTCTTGTGTACCTGTTCCAAGATTAAAAGAAATATCAAAAGTACCATTAGTAAAACCAGAACCTGCGGTATCTACTGCTATTGCAGTTACTTCACCTGCTAAAACAGTAACATCAGATGTCGCTCCAGTTCCTGCTCCTGCTTCAGAAGGAAGTATTACAGTTGGCGGAGTTACATATCCAGTTCCCCCATCAACAACGGCATAAGATGTAGTTACACCTCCTGCAATTGTTACAGTTGCAGTTGATCCTGTTCCTACTTGTCCAATAAAGTGAGTTATAGTATCAGTAGCACTATCAACTTCTTTTATTCTGTTTCGAAAAGAATCAGCAAGAGGTGAAAGTGTATTGGGTTCAATTATTCCATGACCACCAGTTGGACGATAAAGTGAATTTTGTGCATCAGAGTTGTCAGTTCCTGCTGAACCAAACTGTGAAGTAAAAGTTATGCCATCATCTTCATATTCATTTACATGATTTCCCAATTTTTCAGATACAACAAAAACATCATTAGTACTATCATATGTTACACCAGCTGGTCTGTATAATTTTGGAAGACCTGTTGGTTGATCAGTAATTCCTACAAATGTATAAGGTGAAACAGAAGAATATGCTTGACATCTATTATTAAATTCATCAGCAACCATTAGTATGTCATCAGTATTATCAGCATCAATTCCTGATGGTCGATAGAATTCTCCACCAGAAGTTCCTTGTCCAGCAGTTCCAAAAGATTCTATAAAATTTCCATCTGAATCCATTACTCTAATTCTATGATTTCTAGTATCAGAGATTAGAAGATTGCCTGCGGAATTTAGTACAATGTTTGTAGGATATTGTAAATTAGTATCAGATGGACCACCATCTCCTGCACCACCTGGAGTTCCTGCTACTCCATTAGTTCCAAATGTAACATCAAGTGTAAAATCAAACGAGTCAGGAGTGTAATCCCATTTAGAAATTCTGTGATTAAATTGTTCTACAACATATACTACATCATTAGCTATATCAGCTGCAATATCAGTTGGTCTATACATTTTTCCAGGTTCTAAAACGCCCATGCATGCAATTACAGTAAAGAATTAAAGGTATTTTGTAAAAAAAAGACTAGGGGGTAGGCATTTCTACAATGCCAAAAGGCGTATTGCTATATTGAGTTCCTGAAACTTTTCTTACACCGTGATTTTTCTTGTCAGCATAATATTCAGGATGTAGTTTTCTTGCACATGTATAGCATAGTTGCCATTTTTCCCAGTTTTCTCTTTTTTGTGTAGATCGAGAACGATGAGAACATCCAGTACCGAGTCGGTATCCTAGACAAGTAGCCAAGTTTTTTTCTCCATTGAAATGTTACCAAATTTTTTTGATCATTCATATCATAAATATATCACCATTAAGATTTCTTAAAGAAAAAAATACCTTTATTTGAAAAAATTCGCACTAATTGTTGGATTCTCCAAAACCAGACAAGCTTGATACAGAAAAAATGTATGAAGGAGTTCTTGCAATTTTTGAAAGATTACATAAACGATTTATTGATTATGAAAAAGAAAGTGACAACTCACAAAATACACTTGATTATTTATCCAAACTAGCAGGTTCTGTAGGATATATGGCCCAGGTTCATTCAGGACTTGCAAAATCATACCAACACGAAAAGAGACTTGCAGATATTGAAAAGAAGTTAGAAAAAATTCCACCCGAAGTTCTCAAAGATATACTACAGTCAGGTCGATAGTGTGACTGAATCATTTGAGCACAAGCTGGAAGAGATTGAAAAACAAATTTCTCCTGAAAAGAAAAAAGGAATTCACGTCAAGATGCCTACTGATAATCTTGAGTGGATTGAAAAAGTAAGACCGTATGTAGGAAATGTTGAGCGTACTTTTGATTGGGAGCCATTTTGGGTTGATGTGTATAAAGACAAGTCTCCAAATATTGTAGTAGTTAATGGAAGACAGACTTTCAAATCAACTTTTGGAACAGACATTGTTGGATGTTATGCAACATCACATGATAATTCAGAAATTACCTATATTGTAGATAGGGAAGATCGTGTATCTGCATGGTCTAAACAGAGATTCAGAAAAGACACAATGCTTCGAAATGAAATGCTATCTCCATTTTTAATGCATGGAAGAGCAAACGTTGGTGAAATTAATCTAACAAATAATTCTGTAGTATATGTCAGAACAGATGAGAACGAATACAATAACGTTCAAGGAATGACAAATTCATTAATGGTATTTGATGAATGTCAGTATCAGGAATTACAATTTAGATCAACTGCACTTTATTCAATGACTCAGACAAAGGGTCAATGTTACTATTTAGGAATTGGAGGAGAAGCTGGAAGTGAATGGTACAAGTTATGGAAAAAATCAGATCAAAGAGAATGGAAATTTGATGACAAATATTGGAGAGAGAAACTAAAGTTTGATGAAGAAGGTTATCTTTGTAATGAGAATCCCAAAGAAATAGTTGCAGGAAAATGGGTTGCACAATATCCAGAAAATAAAGAGTATCGTGGATATCATATGCCACAAACTATCTTTGCAAGAATTCCAATTACAATAGAAGATGCAGTTACACTATACAAAACAAGACCAGAAAATTCTGTAGAGTTTCAAGAAAAATATAATCCAAAAAGTATAGTTGCAGCTCACGTCTATGGGGATTTTTACAAAGCAATCAGACGACCAATTACTCCTGAAATGGTAGAAGCATGTTATGACTATACTATTTCTTTACTTACTCCTGAAGAAATGAAAAAATTAAAACAAGAATATAAAAATGAGATTCTAGTCTTTTTGGGAATTGACTGGGGTTCAGGTCCTGCTGCATCAAAAACAGTAGGAGCTGTAATTATTTACTGGAAAAAGACAAACCGATTCCAACTTGCATGGATTGATTCAAGACCAATGGAGCATGAATATGATCAAGCAGCATACTTTGTTAATCTGTTCAGAAATTATTTTTGTGACTTTTGTGTAGCTGATTTGGGATATGGAAAAGACAAAGTTACTATGATGCAGCAAGGAGGATATACATCATTTGGAGAAAAGGTTGCAGGTCTTGGACGTGGGCACATTAAGGGTTGTTGGACATCAGGAAGCATCACAGAAGAAACAATGAGACATAAGAGCCAAGATGTAATTGATGCACCAACAGTTGGTGAGAAAAAAGAATATTATTCAGTTGACAAGACGCAAATAATTCAGAACTTTATTGATTTTATTGGAAGTACAGTACCAGATGAAAACGGTAAATCAGTTTCGCAGTTTATCATACCAATGAAAAATGATTGGGAGACAGATTTTTTACTAAATGATTTTTGTGATATTACTAGAAAAGATCTAGATAAAGATAACATAGAAATTACAAAAGATGATCCTAGACAAAGAGCAAAAAAAGAATACAATCACCCAAGAGATTCAGTTATGAGTATCATATATTGTATGATTGGAAAAACTAAATTTGATCCTAAAGGATTTGAAATATCAAAGATTAGAGTTAACAAAAGATTTAGATATAAAAATTAGATTATTTATTTAGAATTTTTCTAGAGATATAATGACAAATTATAACTAAAATGATTGCAACAATTGCAGCTGCTAATCCCAAGACAATCTTTGGAATTATATCTATTATCAAAAGATCAAAATTTCCAATTATAACTGAAAAACAAAATATTGCAAATGATACACATATTGTATATAGTGCTATTTGAGAAACACTTGAATTAGTTTTTGTCATTTTTTTGGTAACACCTCTTTTATTTTACATTGTTTGATAATTCGATTTACTGCATCATCAAAAGAATAACCGTTTTCTGTATGAGGATTCATTGCATGTTGGATGGAGCTTACTTTATCATAGCTTTCTTTAGTAAATGCCACAGATCTTGTCATTATCATAAAATCAAGATATCCATTTAGATTAAAAGTATTAATTTGTGCGTGAGTTAATTTTCGCATCCAATCCCATTTTTATCAGGATCAAAATTATTTGGATCATCATGTGTTACATTAAATGATCTTTCTAGAATATTCTCACAGGTTAAAGTGATCTCACCTTTGGGAATGCACAAATCTGGATATGATTTTTCACAAGTTAAAACAGTCATTCTATTTTCTTCATTTGTTCTTTCAATGATTGCATCTACTGAATAACTCATTTTTTGTTGCTCAAATGGAATAGAATAGTATCCAATTACAATAATTACTATACTTGTAATTGCGGCTGCAATTGCAATTTGGATATTTCTATTCATAAAATTTAACTGATCTTAAAGAATAAAGCATGAGGTTCAATATTTATTGTGACTTGCTGCTATGGTCATTTTACAAATATTGAATCTAGCGCTATAAGTAAATAATTTAAGATTTCTTTAATGACAAACAAAACAAACTTTGCAATGTTTGCAGTAGCAGCATCCGTTCTTATGATCGGTGCAGTAGCTCCAGCATTTGCATATCCGTACTATGAGATATTAGCTGTTACAGCAGTAGCAGGAAGTACACCAGCAGTAGACAATGAATCTATGTCTGTTCCTGGTTGTGGAACTGTATATAGCAGCCTCAAAGCATACGAGTCACAAAACAAGGTACAACTATGGTTTAATGCCAGTGCTTGTCCTACTGAATATGACAGTGTGTGGGGTGAAGTTGAAGTAAAGAACCATGATGGTACAGTCCAAAAACAAAGTTGGACTTCTACAATGACCACAGGTGGCTTTTGGTTCTACACTTCAGTTGTACCTGGTGACAAAGTTACAGGTAATCTAATCTATTACATATAGAAAGATACCAAAACTTTTTTTTATTTTGAGGTTCAATGTTTATTGTTACTTGCTGCTATAGTCGTTTTACAAATATTGAATCTAGCGCTTTAAGCAAAATGTTTCAAGAAATCTTTAATGACAACAAAAACACATTATGCAATGTTTGCAGTAGCAGCCATTGCAGCAGCATCCTTCGGCATCACTCCAGCTTTCGCGGATACAACAGTGAGCTGGACCGAATCAGTGGATGCATACGACACTGACGTATTTTATGACTGGTCAAGTTGTGGAGTTAAAGCAGTTCAAACAAGATTGCAAATTTCAGAACATAGCCCAGGAACAGAAGATTTAGTCAGAGTGAATACTGACGCATCAAGATGTTATTCTGGGGATTACTCAGCAGTAACAGTCACTATCTTGAAGAACGGCAGTCAAGTATTACAACAAACCTCAATTAATGACATAGCAGAATTTACATATCCTGGTCCATTAGTTGGCGGTGACATCGTAAAAGCAACTGCACTATACTACAGTTAGTCTAGCGCGTTTTCTTTTTTTTTAACTTTCATGAACATTATCCCAAATCTTAAAAATAATAAAATTTCATCATATTCATGATAAAGTGTAAAGTATGTGGAATGGAATTTACAGAACAAATCAGACTGGATAGACACTGTAAGACTCATCAAAATAAAAAATCAGTGAAATCAAAGAGTAGAATGCCTGACTTTGATAAACCAGACTTTTCACAGGTAATGTAAATTAAAAAAATTAGTTAGACATTATTTCAATAATGCCGTCTTGGAGCAACAATATCTGTATGCCATTTTGAGGCACATCTATTTTAGCGAATGTCCAATCTAATGCAAATTTATCTTCTTGTTCAAATATTGGAGCATAATTTCCTCTTAGAATCAATCTAAGATCCATACCATCCTCAGTTGTACCATTTCCAGTTAGTCTGATTTTGCCATCATTTGCATTTCCTTTTAGAAAGACTTTTGCTGTTCCAGAATAGTAATCAACTTTAGATGTAGATACTAGATTCCATGAGTCATCTTCTTGTAGAGTTGCTTTTCCTTCAATCAAAATACTAGCAGGATAAGCTTCACCATTAAAGACAGCCCATCCTTCAGTTTCACCTTTGAATAAAAGAATATCTCCAGGTTGACGTTCCTCTATTGGATTCTCTGCAAATGCTTGTGAAAGTCCTAGTGATCCCACAAGTATTGCTGCAAGTATAGGAACTGCAACTAGTATCTTTTTGTTAGTTTTTTGCGTCATTAATTGCTGCAGATTATTTTCATATTTAAAACATTACCAGAATCTATAAGTTTAAGAATACTTTAATGTACATTGAACCTAAGATGGTTTGGCCAGCACTACTCATAATTGCAATTATTGTAGTAGTTCTTTTTTTAGTATATAGAAAAGATCAAGGTAGTAAGGGTTTTCCATTAAATCGGTATTGTCTTCAATGTCATAAACGATTTCCAGATAATTTGTCTATATGTCCTCATTGTGGTGAGAATTATTTTTCATCGTGTCATAAGTAACAGTATGCGTAATATCCAATGTGGAACCAATTTGGATGTAATTTGGAACTAAATTGGATATAACTTTCTTTTAATTGTAAAATGTCCTTGACCGCTCCAATAGTCAAGGACACAGACAGGTTCACATCAAATATTCGAAGTATATCTGAGATCGTCCTGTCTTGCTAATATAATATATCATTAGTAAAAAACCGTTACTAGCAAATGTTACTTCAAAAATTATTTTTCAAGATATTCGTATGACATTTTTGCTTGTTTTTGTTTTTCTGGGAATCGATCTAGCCTGATGACCACACTTTGGGCAGCGTAATCCCAGAGATTTAGAATATCTATACTCACATTTTGTGCAATAGTTGTATATGGTATAATCAACAAAGACCATATCTTATCTAAGATTGCTGATTTTAAATAATTTCATTGCCAATTCAAATTCTTTTGATGTTATGAAGCCCGTCTCCCATTGTTTTACCATCTGCGCGTTTTGGTTAGACATATGGTAAATAATTAACATACTCTAATTTAAAAAATCATTAATCATATTATCAACATTTTTCCAAAGTAAACTGTCACAGTAATTGCAATTGATACAACTACTATTAGATATCCAATATTCTTGTCTTTGAATATCAAGTACATTCCAAAGGCAGAAGATACCATACCTCCCAACGCAAAGATCCTAACAAAATCACCAGTGTATGACACAGTAAGCATTACTGCTTTTCCTTCAATCAAAATTGCCAATTCCATTATTATGAAAAAGAAGTAAAACGCACCTATCAAACATTTGATATCTGCATCTTTCATACTATCTTCAAGTAATCTTTAGGGCATATATGATTATTTTGAATATACCTAAAAAATGTACTATATTGTTGTAATAAAAAAAAATGTCACCTATAACTTTAAAAAAGCATATACATACATTATTAACTTATGACTAAATGTTCTGAATGTCATCATCCAATACCTAAACTAGACAAAAACTGTAACATATCAGGATGTTATTGTATCTGTTGGAAATTTAATGATTTAATCAATTAGAGTATTATCAAAACCAAGAGGGGTGATTCGTTGGAATCCTCCACCATCAGTTCCTTTAAACTCTATTCCGTCTTCACTAGACCAAATATTATCAACTCTGTCAATTCTTAGAATATCAACCCATTCTGAAGAAGGATCTCCCAAGTATTTTTGAATGAATATTTTATCAGTTGGTGATTCGTTAAGTGACTCACCTAGAATTTGTATTCCATCATTCAGGTAATGAGATTTTTCATTTCCACTTTCATCTTCTGCGTAAATTACTATTCCAGGATGTCTAAGTTCCTCATTAAATGTATGTGGAATTGTTATTTGTAGACAGTTTGCTGTGCCAAAAAGACCACAATCAACTATACTGGATGTTGAATTACCAAAGTTGATTAGATTCAATTTATCTTTAATGGTAGTTTTTACTATTACACCATTAGAAAATTCTGTTACAATTTTTACTTCGGCTGCATCAATAGAAGCATATTCTCCAGAAGAACCAAAGCCTACATCAATCCATTTTATTGCATTTGTTCCAAAATTATCATAAACTTTGAGTATGAGGGAATTTGTGTCATTTGTATAAGTAAATAGTAATGGAATATCTGTATGTAGATTACCTGTAACATTTGTAGAAAATCCGTTATACCTAAAGCCATCTTTGACTATGTTTTTATTTTGTGAATAGTAAAATGTTGGATCAATACAATCATCACAACCACCACTATCAGAAGTAGGTGCCCGTACCAAAATTAATAGTGAATATGATTCAGCATCGTGATCTCCATAGAATGTTTGACCATCTGCTAAGGAAGCATCATTATTAGCACCACCAATGTCAACGTATTCATTATTTTCTATATACAGATATTGATCACAATTATCTCCATTATTTCCATGAGCGATTAGGCTACCATCAGAAGCACTTGCATCAAGGTATAACACATTTCCTGGTTCACCAGCACAAGCATAATTTTTAGCAGCATCACTCCAAGTAGCAGTTGGAGTGTAAAATACAAAGATTTGATCCATATATGTGGAAGACTGGAAGTTAAATGTTTCTAGAGTTATTGAGGTGTCAGCATCTAGTGCATAAAATGATAAGAATATCTCAAGGTCTAAATAATTATTAATATTTTCAGAATGATTCATTACAGTATCGAGATCAATTCTCGTACTTCCTTGACAAGGAATTACTTCAGTTGTTTTGGTATCACCAATTATTGTGGGATTAGATGAAACTACAGAATAATGTATTGGAATAAACCCATTAACTTTATCATAATCAACACCACTTACACCCGAAGTATGTTTATTGTTTAAATCCTCATGCCAGACAAAATCACCTTTCAGTAAACATGTGACAGGGGCATCAACACCACCTGTATTAAAATCCCAATTAACCTGAACTTCGTTGGTTGAATTGTTGTAACTAACATAGGCATTTGGTTGCACTGGAGAAAAGTCTGCTGTTGCAAAAGCATCATCAGCTAATCCAAAAGATAGTAAAAGAACTGTAGTCAAACTGAAAAAGAGAATACTAGGTATACTGCCTACTCTAATGCGCACATTTTTTTAAAAAAACCATTAGGTTATAAAGTTTGATAATATTTTATGAGGATTATATATCACGATCAGTCATAAAATACAAAAAATGCCCAAAATAGTATCTATAATTTAAAAATTAATTATATCTTTATGATCAATTATTAATAGATGATCATATGTTAGTGGTTTATGAATGAAATCCTAGCACTATCTGTAATCATAGCAGTTACAGCAATAATGGGAACAAGCATAGTGGCACCAGCAATCGCAGATCACGGAGAAGTTGATCAACCTATTGCATGTCAAGTAGGTCAAATATATAATCCAAACTCACTTACTTGTGTCCTTCCAGAGAACTGTCCAAACGGAGTAGTAAAAAAATCTGATGGTCTAATACACTGTCTATTAGATACTGACATCAACGATGATAAAAAAGTCACATTATGTCATCAGCCATCAAATAGCAAAAGCAACTCAGTTACAATAGAAGTGAGTTCTAATGCTGTTGAGAAACATCTTGCACATGGCGACACATTAGGTAGTTGTTACACATAAAGTCTAACTAAACTTTAAACAATCCTAAATTGTCGTGCCCCCTCTTTTTTAAAAAATTTCTTTTATTTTATTTTTGGGTATTTTGTTCTTTTAAAACTATGAGAACGATTACTTAATTGTGTATTACAACATATGCATCTCCATTTGTCTGTGATAAAAAATCGCTCACACACTCTGCATTTTTTTTGACCTGTTTTGAAACGTAATTGTGGTCTTGTCTTTGGAGCTTCATATCTTTCACATATTCCTTTACAAGTTTGCGTCACGTTATTTTTTTAAATTGCATCATATTCATTAAACTTTTCTTAAACATTGTGAGCAGATCTCATTTTTTATTATTTTAAATT